TGTATCATCTGCGTTGTTTGCAACGTAATTGGGATCCATCTTCTGCAATGCTTGGCTTGCGCGAAAGAAGTCAGCATTGCTGTCATTGCTGCCCCAATTAATGTCTGTGGGATCTGTTGAGCCTTTCGCAATAACAGGCGCAGCATAATTTCCTTGAGATCCACCACCAGACGATTGGTAATCCTGACCGCTGAACAATTTTGAAAAGAAATTGCTTGATGGTGCCGCTGGACCTGAAGTTGGCCTAGTTGGAGGCATTGGAACAGGGGGCGCATCTCTTGATGGGCCAGCGGGGCGTGATACTAAAGGCGCTGCTGTTGATGTTGAGGGCGTAAATGTAGCAGTTGAATTGCTTCTCAATGCGTCAGCATCATCAGAATTTTCTGAACTATATCCGTAGCCAGTTGCTAAAGCATTAGGGTTAGTTGGATACATAAATGGAGTGCCAGCGCGATAATTACTTACTTGCTGCTGATCAATGTCATTGCGTTGACTTGATAATTGACTTGCTAAATCAGCACGTTGACGAGCAGCTTCATTAGCTAAATCTTCATGAGTTGGAAATGATGGAATAGAACGAGATAATTGTTGTTTAGCCAATGTGCTAATTTGATCTTTGATTTTTTGTTCCTTTTGAGCATCTTCTAAGTCTTGTCCCGTTAACCCATAATTTTTTGCAGCATCAGCTTCTTCTTGAGTTGCAAATGGTGAAACTGGTCGGTCTTGAGATGTATCAGCGGGAGCATAATAACCTTCTGGAACCCATAATGGATGCGAATAAGCTTGCATTGCAATGTCATGGGCTTTTTTTAACCAAGGAGCTCTTTCATCAATAAGTGATTTAGCTCTTTCGTTAAATTGCCCCAAATAATCATTGTCATCAGCCATAGCCTAATCCTTCTTCAGGTTCTCTTCAGCTGGCCTTGCCATCGCCTCTATAGCAGGTGCTGTTTCGGGGTGCATTGTCAGATCTTTCGCAAGCTTAAGCAACTCAATGCGCTCACGGCTCTGACGATCTAATGTGCGGTTCTTGTCTTCTGCGGAGATGTCGGCCTGACGAAGGCCAAGCTCTTTTGCTTTCGTCTGTGCCGAAATAAGTTTAGACCGCGCATCCATCGCATCAATTGGGCTGATTTGCTCATGACCTTTCGGCTGCAATCCACCATCATGCTTAGGCGCATAAGCGCCTTGCTGGATCTTAGCTTGCACTTCTGCGGTCTTTGCCTGAGCCATCATCATGCGTGCCTGAGCATCTTTCTGCTCTGCCGCAATCTTAGACTGGATTTGCTGCATTTCAGGCGGTGGCGATGCCTGTGCCTGTGGAGGTGCAAGGAATTGATTTGGATTGCTCCAACCCATCGCCTGCATGGCAGCCGTGTCAATCGCAATCGGGTCATACATCGATGGATTGGCTTGCTGTAATTGTTTCAAGCCCATGATCTTCATCACGCGCTGACCATGAGATGCTGTGTTAGGATCTGCCTGCGGGACGAGATCGCAATCATCGAGAGCCTGCAAGAATGTCTGCTCATCCCACTCACGAGTTGGGCGACGGTTCTTCTGCCAGAAGCTTTCTGGATGCTCTTTAAACAACCGCACAAGCATCTGAAACTCTTCGGCCTGAGCTGCATGCATACGCTTGTGAACGGCATTCATGACCTTTGTCGCCTGATCAATCATTGCCAGCGTCGTGCCGACAGGTGCGTCAGCTCGACCTTCGCCGACCTGCTGCTCAGACGTGCCACCAATGCGCATGCCTGTCATCGCCATGTCCTGAACAAGGCTCATAAGAGCTGTCGATGGCTCTTTGTAAGGCAGAGGGCTGATGGCGTCCTTCAATGGCATGCCGCCCGTCTTTACGAGGGCGCCACCGCCTGGAGGAACGCGGAAGATGTTCGTGTTCTGGCGTGCGCCCGTGTCAGCGACAAGGAAGCCTGGGAAGTTGGCATACATGCCAGCATCAAGCAGCTCACGCCACGCAGCCGTAATGGCGTTCGTGGTGTTGCCGAGAATGTGCAGGAGGCCGATGTCATAGAAGCCCATGCCTGGCACGAATGTGTATTTGATGAAGTTAACGCGCGCCTCAGGCAGCTCTTTGTCGTCCTCGTCATAATTGCGGACAATCGACAAGATCTCTTTTGAACTGAGGTCAATCGTCACGCGGTATGGGATCTCGAGACCGCTTGGCTTGCCCTTCCAGCGGTGTTCAAAGCCTCTGATGTCGAGCTCGCAGTAAATCTCATAGATCTCGCGGTCGCGATCCTCAGGGCGCATGCCCTCTTGCATAATGCCTTGCTGAGCATTCTTCTCGCGCTGAACAGCATCAAGCTTAGGCGCGTGCGCGTCATGAAGATCAATGTCGCGATAGACGCCGAGGATCTGCAGGCGCTTGACTGTCGATGGCTTCATAAATGATCGATGGGTGATTCGCGTGGCATTGCGCAGATCAGTCGCGGCGTTGTTGACAATCAAGTCGTCAGCATCAACGCTCTCGATGACTGGCCTATTGCGAAGTGGGCAGAAATAACCCTTTTTAAACGCTGTTCCGCCAAACCCGAGCATCAACAGCATGCGGTCGGTGTCTGGATAATATTCGGATGCGACCGACGTCAGGAAGTGATTGAGATCGCGCTCCAAAGCATTGGCGAGCTGATCTTCTTGCAAATTGCCATTGTTGTCGTCATCGCGGATCTTAACGGGACCATCGGTCGGCAGAAGCTCAGAGCGCGCATTAGCTTGAAAACGTAGCACGGCCTCGAGAAGCAGAGGATGGCGCACTTTGCTCATGCCTTCAACGGGAGCGCCATCTGATGCGCCTTGAAGGCCAGGAATTTCTATCTTGAGACCAAGGAGCTTAATGCCTTGAGCGCGGTCTTCAATCCATTCTTGACGGCTCTTGAGGTCGTCCTCAACACCTCTGAGAAGCTCAGAAGAAATACGATTAAGCTCCAACTCATCAATGTCATCAACCAAATTATCAAACCAGCCGTGACGCCTGTCTTTTTTACTCTCCTCGATAGGTCTGCCATCGAGGGACACCGTAATTGATCCATCGCCATGCTCTATTTTAAGTATTGCGCCATCGTCACTAAATTGAGGAAGATCTCCACCTTCATCCGCCGCTTCAACGATAACCTCCGCAGGATCAGGTTGATCAGGCTGCATTGGGGCAGGTTGTCGAATGTTCGGCACGAGGCCTGGAGTTAATGGCATAGCTACTTCCCTGATTGCAAATCAAGGCCCTCCATCTCTTCGACAAAGCGCCTTATCCCCTCTTGCGCAGCTAATGTATCAGACTTCATGGATAATTCATAGATGCGAACAAAGTCGTGAGGCTCTTGCCCCCAAACCTCGACCTTGTATTTGTTAAGCCCCTTTTCGCCAGGTTTGACAATGTGAATGTCGTCAACCGTGGCGCTGCATAATACACGCTGCATTCTGTCCTCCGATGATGGTTCTTATTATAGTAATGCTTAAACCGCGTAAAGCGGAGCTGGTGGCTTGCCAGTATATTGTTTCATGTTTTCGACCTCGGCCACGCGCTCTTCAGACCGCTGTAGCACGCCGATCTTGCGCAGGTGGCGAAGAGCCATCGAGACGGTATCGACGAGGTCGTCATGCTTCGCCTTGGGGAAGTTGCAAGTCTGGATGATCGTTTCTTCCGCCCATTGGAAATTGGGCGCATAAATCAGGCTGTCAGAGAACAGGGACTGGACCGAATAGAGGCGGGCGATCTTGTCGCCCTCTGGATCGACCTTCTCAATCGCCCACTGCTCGTGACCGTAGACGCGGCGCAGCTCCTGCAGGATCGACAGACCACTTGCCTTGCCCTCGACCAGCAATCGATCGACCTTCTTGTCCTTGCAGATCTTCGCAACGTCAGTAATGAGTTCATTGAATTTGACGCGCTTGTTATAGGCGTAGATCAGCATGACCTTGGGCGTCTGCCTGTCATTGTAGGTGCGCTCAATCTCAATCGTGCCGTTTTGCGTCATGAGCTTAGTCGTCTGCGCCTTAAGGTCTGACGAGAACACGCCCCACACTGTTAAGGCGCTAAAATCGCCCTCATGCGTCTTCTCGCCATATGCTGTGTCAAGAGACGCCACAATGTAGTCGAACAGCGGGTAGGTGTTATCTGGGCTTTCATAGACCTGCCACCATTCGCGCTCGATGATGCCGCCACCGCGTGGAATAGGCTCTTGCTGGAATTGGCCTGCGGTCGCATATGGGCCCATGATCTTCTCGTCGCGATCGACGACAGACTGAGGGAACCGCTCAGGGAACAGAAGTTCGCCTTCCGCCTCACGCGGATCGACGTAGCCAAGTTTAGTTGGGAAGTCTTTACGCCATGGCACGAA